AGATTTAATTGACGTAGAACAAAATCCAGATGTTGGTCATACCAATTATCAATATGTTGCAGGTAAGCAACGATTGAGTATGCTACGTAAAGATGTATATGGAAGTTATACAGTGCCACACCTATATGAAATAGTTAAAAAGAATGTAGCAACTGGTTTATACACTAATGAACTATTAAAATGGTATAGTGAAGAAGATTGGAATAAGATGAATGATATGTTGGATCATTCTAAGGATGAGCAATACTCTTATGCCGCCATTGAGCAATTGATTGAAAAATATTTAGTAAAAAATAGAAGTACGAAAGAAACTTATGAAACTCCACAAATTAGGTATATGGTCGCGGCTGCGACAGTTTTTCACAGTGAAGAACCCAACAATGCAAGAATGCGATATATCAAAGAATATTACACAGCAGCCAGTGACGGTCTTTTCACATTGGCTACACCAGTGTTGGCGGGGCTTGGCACTCCTACTAAACAATTTAGTAGTTGTGTACTTATTCGCTCGGATGATGATTTGGACAGTATTTTCGCCAGTGGAGAAATGATGGCTAAATATGCTAGCAAACGTGCTGGCATTGGATTAGAGATTGGTAGACTACGACCACTAGGCAGTCCTATACGTGGCGGAGAGATTATGCACACCGGCATGATACCATTCTTAAAGAAATGGTTCGGTGATTTAAGAAGTTGCAGTCAGGGAGGTATTCGTAATGCAAGTGCTACTGTTTTTTATCCTATTTGGCATCATCAGTTTGATGACCTTATTGTACTTAAGAACAACCAAGGAACAGAAGAAACCCGAGTCCGTCATATGGATTATGGGGTTGTGCTTAGTGCTTTCTTCTGGAGAAGATTCAAAAACAAAGAAAACATAACTTTCTTTGATCCAAACGAAGTTCCTGATTTATATCAAGCATTCTATAGTAATACAGAACTATTTGAAGAACTATATGTGAAATACGAAAAGCAATCAGGTTTGCGTAAGAAAACTATGAATGCTGAAGAAGTTTTTAAATCAGGCATATTGAAAGAACGCACTGATACAGGACGCATCTATCTTGTATTCGTTGACAATGTGATGAAACAAGGACCATTCGATCCTGAGTATCATACCATCTATCAAAGCAACCTCTGTTGTGAGATCCTACTTCCGACAAAAAGTTTTAAGCGATTAGATGACGATACCGGCAGGATAGCCCTCTGTACCCTCGGGAGTATAAATTGGGGTGCGTTTAGAAATCCCGAAGACATGCGCCGTGCTTGCCGTATTCTACATCGTAGCCTCAATAATATATTGGACTATCAAGACTTTTTGAGTATTCAATCTAAGTTGAGCAATGATGAGATTCGTCCATTAGGTATCGGTGTAACTAACTTAGCCTACTGGCACGCCAAAAGAAACTTTAAATACGGTGAGAAGGATGCGTTAACTGAACTTAAGTCTTGGATGGAACATTTGTCATTTTACTTAACAGAAGCCAGTGTTGAGCTTGCCAAAGAACGTGGTCGTTGTGAAGGCAGTGATAAAACAAGATACGGACAAGGTGTATTCCCTTGGGAATTACGAGCAAAGGGTGTTAATGAGTTGGCCGACTTCACCCCTGAACTTGATTGGGAAACACTACGAACAAATATGAAAGAGTATGGTGTCCGTAACGCTACACAAATGGCTGTAGCTCCTGTAGAATCTAGTAGCGTGGTAATTAACTCTACAAATGGTATTGAAATGCCAATGAGTCTAATTAGTGTTAAAGAAAGTAAAGCAGGATCATTTGTTCAAGTTGTTCCAGAATATCACAAATTGAAAAATAAATATCAAATGATGTGGGAACAAAAAGATTGTGATGGTTATCTAAAAACAGCGGCAGTGATTGCGGCCTATGTGGATCAGGCTATATCCGTAAATACTTTTTATAACCCAAAACATTTTCCTGATAGAAAAATCCCAACTACATTAATAGCAAAAAATTTAATGCAAGCACACTATTATGGTATCAAGACATTCTATTATAGCCTTATAAATAAGGCAGGCAGCAAAGCGGATGCAGAAGAACCTCCTACAATGTTAGATCCAATAGATTTTGATGATGAATCCGATTGTGAATCGTGTAAATTATAATGAACTATCAAGCAATATATATTAGGTTAATAAGTAACAAAACCAAAAAAATTGGGTATGTTGAAAAACATCACATCCTCCCTCGTTGTTTGGGTGGAACAGATGACAAAGAAAACATAGTTGAATTATATCCTGAGGAGCATTATCTTGCCCACTTGTTATTATGTAAAATATATCCAAAAAATCAAAAGTTATTATATGCCACAATGAATATGACCACTGGCTCAATGATTAATAATGGTAAAAGAACTAATAAAGCCTATGGATGGTTACGTAGACAATATGCAGAATCTATGTCCGGAGATAACAATCCAAATAGAAAAAATCCAGAGTTACAAAAATTGGCAGCACTTAAAAGGATTGGTCAAACCCGTACAAAAGAAACAAAAGCAAAAATGTCTATGTCTCAAAAGGGAAGAACCTTTACAGATGAAACTAAATTGAAAATGGCTGAAGTCGCAAAAAATAGACCTCCGATTAGCGAAGAAACAAGAGAAAAACTAAAAAAACGTGTGCCAAATAGTCCATGGACTGGTAAAAAAATGTCAGATGAAATAAAATCTAAAATGTCAATCGCACGTAAGGGCAAAAAAATGTCAGAGGAAACAAAAGAAAAAATGAAAATAGCGGCAAGAAATAGAGAAGAAAATAAACGAAAGCAGAAGGAATTAGCATAATGTCACACGCACAATATAACCTAAATACAAAGACAGATTATTTGAATAGAAAAATGTTTTTGGACCCGGAAGGTCCCGTAACCATCCAAAGATTTGAAGAGGTTAAATATAAAAAGATTGCAGACTTTGAAACAACGGCCCGTGGTTTCTTCTGGGTTCCAGAAGAAGTATCATTAACAAAAGATGCTAATGACTTTAAAGAAGCAAGTGATGCAGTTAGGCATATCTTTACTAGTAACCTATTACGTCAAACTGCATTAGATAGTTTACAAGGTCGTGCTCCAAGCCAAGTGTTCACACCTGTTGTATCATTACCAGAACTAGAAGCATTGATATACAACTGGAGTTTCTTTGAGACTAATATTCATAGTCGTAGCTATAGTCACATCATTCGTAATATCTATAATGTACCTAAAGATGTATTCAATACTATACACGATACAAAAGAAATTGTAGACATGGCAAGTAGTGTCGGTAGATACTATGACGAACTACACAAAGTTAATTGCCGCAAAGAGTTAGGTCAAGATGTGAACGAAAAAGAACACATTAAAGCAATTTATATGGCATTACACGCCAGTTACGCATTGGAAGCATTCCGCTTTATGGTATCATTCGCTACAAGTTTAGCAATGGTTGAGAACAAAATCTTTATTGGTAATGGCAATATTATCAGTTTAATTCTCCAAGATGAACTTCTCCATAAAGGCTGGACTGCCTACCTTATTAATCAAGTAGTAAAAGAAGACAGCCGCTTCGCCGCAATTAAACAAGAATGTGAAGCTGAGGTCTATCAACTTTACTTGGATGTGATACGTGAAGAAAAAGAATGGGCTGACTACTTGTTTAAGATGGGTCCAGTTATTGGATTGAATGCAACTGTGTTGAAAGACTTTGTTGATTACACGGCTGTATCCGCATTAAAAGAAATTGGTATTAGATATAATAGTCCTGCACCTAAAACAACTCCTATTCCTTGGTTCAACAAACACGTTGATACAAGTAAGAAACAAACTGCATTACAAGAAAATGAATCAACTAATTATGTAATTGGTGTAATGACTGATAGTATTGAATATGATGAACTTCCCAATATTTAATGTATACCAATTTCCTGAATGGGCAGAAACAATTTCTAAAGAAATTGAAACGGCTAAACAATTAGATCCAGATTGGCATTATGCTAATAATTGGCGTGTAGACGAAAATGGCGTTAGAACAACAGATCCATCTAATACAACAAAGGGTGTATTTGACGATGTTAAATTACATTTTGTTAATAGAAATTTTAACATTTTATATGAAGAAAGTACAATACATTTAGCATTGAATGGCTATGAATATAATCCATTGTTTACAAAGTCACTAGAACTATTTGAAATGGCTAGAGAGTTTAATAAAGAAACTGGCCCGTTTGGAAGAATGATTGTATGGAACTGTCCACCTGGAAGTAAAATTTCAGCACACGTAGATAATTTACCTTACCAGACAAATGTAACTAGATATATATTTACAGCATCTAAACAAAGTTCCCCTGATATATCAGTTGTAATAAACAACAATGAGATATCATTGAATCCGGGAATGATGTTTGCCTTTCACGCAGAAGACCTACATGAGTTTACAAATCATAGCAATGATTACTGGTATTTTTTAGGAATAGATTATTGGATTCCTGAAAAACTTCAGCAATGTGCAGATAAGTATAACATTACAAAAGACACGATAATAGATTACGATAGTACAGTAGGACATACTGCACCAAAAGCCAAATATTGGACAAGACATTAAAAAGGAAAATAAAATGACAGCAATCGTATGGAGTAAGTATCATTGTCCCTATTGTGACCAAGCAAAGGCATTATTGGGGCAACGAGATATACCGTTTGAAGAAAAGAAAATCGGAGACGGTTATACAAAAGAAGAACTACTAGAAGAAATTCCATCAGCACGAACAGTACCACAAATTATCATTGACGGTGAATTGATTGGTGGATTTAATGAACTTAAACAATTTTTAACAAAGGCTGCGTAATGCAAATATCAATAACACCAAATACAGTATATACATTGAAACTTAACTCAGGAGAAGAACTTATTGCAAAAGTAACTCAAACAGGTGGAGAGTTTATTACAATTGAAGAACCAGTATCAATTGCCCCCACACAACAGGGTATGCAAATGATTCCTAGCGTATTTACTGCAAATCCGAAGGGTGAATTTAAGCTAAATACTAATAGCATTGCTCTTTATGCTGAAACTGATGACAGTATCAAAATGAAATATATAGAAGCAACAACTGGTATCAAAATACCAGATAAGAAAATTGTATTAGGATAAAATGGCAAAACTAAGTCGTGTAGGTGACAAGAATCAAGAGGGCGGTGCTATCGTAAGAGGTGCCGGTACTGTCTTTGCCAACGGAATCCAAGTTGGTCTACACGTTAGTACGATTACTCCACACGCACCGTGGAGTAAAAAAGGTCATCCACCTCACAAAGCCGCAACCACAACAAGTGCTAGTCCAACAGTGTTTGCTGAAGGTAGTGCGGTACTTAGAGTAGGGTCAGGAAACAGTTGCGGTCATAGTATCGTTGATGGTAGTCCTGATGTGTTTGTTCCATGAGCGATACAGGAAAACAAAGTCCATTAGGAGTTAACACATTAAGTTCATTGTTGCAAAACATTGGGTTTAATATTAATCCTATTATGGTTGACTTCACTGGTGTTAGTATCAGTGAATCATCTGCTACTAATCTAGGTAGTATAGTAAATGATACTTGCTTACGATTACTTACATATGCTATCAATGATGCTTACGTGAGGGGTGTAGCCGTATCGGGACCTACTAAAACGGTTTCTGACTCTACGTATGATAACTTAATATCAATTGGTTCTGCTAGTATACCTGCATTAGGTAATAGTAAAGCTCCGACATTTAATTGGACTGGTTATCCTAATTGGGCTAGTAACTATACTCATACAAATGAAGTAACACGTTGGGGCTATGTAAGATTGTTTGCGTTACAAGGTTATAACGAATTCAATTACAATGACGGTCTACCTGAATATAAAGATTACTTGTCAGCTTTTCAAGCGGCAAGTAGTTTTGTAGATTATACTAATAAAGCTATTATGTCTATGACGAATTCACAAGAATTCTTAGATGGCACATATAGCAATATGAATGATTTGATTAGTGCTGATATTTCCGGCGTAAGTTTAGCAACGACCACATTTGGTCGTGATTTAATTACCAGTGGCAACGCAATTAATTTATCAACTATATCTACATTTGGATTACCTTCTAATTTACTATTAACATTGGTACAAAATAATGCCCTCACTCAAAATGTAAGTTTAGCATTATTAGCATCAGGTATGCAACAAAGTGAATTAAGTCAAATACTAGACAATACTATTACTGCAACAACAGAACAAGAACGAAACATATACGGAGCCTTTAATCTTATTGTAGGTGATGGTCTTGCTGAAGTATTGATTCCATTAAACTGTAAAACGGCAGGATTAGATTCACTGGCTGATTTATTGAATCCTAAAAAGTTATTCCCTAATAGCTATCAATCATTGACGGTTCCAGTGTATAATACTACACAAACGCCAACTAATAGTAAAACATACTATCCTATATACAGTGGTGGCGGTGTGAATGGTAATTTAAATAGCCCTCAAGTAGCAAATCAGATTGGAACACAAACACCAACTGGTGCTCCTCAAATTTCAGAAAACTTAAATCAAACTACTACTGTTACTAATGAACCAACCCTTACGACTACAACCAGTACTGGTAACAGTGGCAAAGTATATGATACATTTGACAATGCAGTGAGGTAATATGGCAGATACAATAATACAACAATTTCCTGTAGGGTTCGGATCATATTTAGCTGGTATACTACCACCTGACGTAGCAACTGCGGCTGGCGCGTTTGGTGTATCAGTCGGTCAAATTAAAAACATTACTACTGTGCCAGTAGAAAAGTTTGCACAAGTTGTAACTAATATTGAAACGATTGCGGGATTACCGGTAAATGGAACTAATGTTCCAGTAGATACTACACTAGTAAGTGGATCATTACCATTAATCGCATTGGGAAGCGGGCCATATGGTACATACACGATGAGTGACTTCTTTGGTTGTATGACTGGACTACCCTACATTGGTATTGATATTCAAGGATTGATTCAGGCATTAGAAACACCTACTCTGTATAATATCTACAAACAATTATATTTGGCAGTCACTTGGGAACAGGCTACTGCAACTTGGAATGGAACTTCATTTACATACACTGATCGGGGCGGCGGCTATGGTCGTGAAGGTGCATCAGCTCCTGCTGTCACCGTAGGTGGTAATCCAGCAATTGCTATAATAGGCACTGACACCACTAACATAACTACTTTTGGTAGAATAATATCAATAAGCTATACAGGTCCTGCTGACACCGTAGTCATTGCCCCGCCGCCGGGTACAGGGTTATTCTCTAACAGTATCATTCAAGGGTATATAGATGATGCCAATGCAGAAATATTGTCTATACAAACTACCAAACCATTGTTAGCAGAACAACTGAATACTAATTGGAATTATACCGGCACTCAATTAACGATTGAGCAACGTGCATTAGATACAGGCTTACCCGTACCTGTTCCACCTGCTACGGAAGATATTGTTCCCGATCTTGCACAGTTCCCCACAACGCAAATATCATTTACTGATTCCATACCACAGTTTGCATTGAACACTGATCCGCATATGCAAGCTCAAACTATCGAAGCAATCGCTAATATATGTACACCCGGCGGGCAAAGCATTGTAGGTATGATGCGTGAAGCACGGAATCAAGCTAGATTAAATACAATAGGTGTACCGTTAGATAATAATATCAATGATACTATTACTCCGGTGCAAAATAAAGAGTTAGTAGCTAACGGGTCAGTAGCTAACTCAGCCCCTGCAAAATTGGGTCAAGTTAATTGTGATACCGGTGACGAGATTAATCCATCACCGTATGGATTTTATGATCCAAATGATAATAACTATTACGTTACTAATCCAAACTTTAGTGGATCTACATTAGCACCAGTGGTAGATACAGGAAATTCTGAAGTAGCTGGCTCATTTGCTGGCTCATTGTATACTAACCTTATTCCATCTAACTTGAATGTATTATATACATCAAATAATTTATTACCATCAACATACACCATAGCAGAAGCAATTGACGATGTAATTCGTTGTAATTGTGACTGCTGGGATTTAATTTAACAGGATAAATTATGAAATTAAATTTTCTTAAATCTATTATTGCCTTCATTGTAATTATAGGTGTATATATTACTGCTGATACTATAGACCTGTTTACTGCACAAGAAGAACCGGAAGAAGTTGTTGTTGCTAAAGTGGTAGATCCTAAACAACTTGCTTGTATGGCAAAAAATATATTCTATGAAGCAGGCAGTGAATCTATATTAGGTCAAGCTGCCGTGGCCAGAGTAGTAATAAATCGTGTTAATCATGGTTTTGCTAAAACTCCCTGTGCAGTTGTATATCAATCACATATAGTAGAAAAAATAATAGACGATGAACTTACAAAAGTTAAACTATGTCAGTTTAGTTGGGTTTGTGAAGGTAAAGGTGAACCAAACACAAATAGTCAACGATACAAACAAGCACAACAAGTAGCGTATGAAGTTATGGCTAATGATGCTTACAACGATGTTCTACCTAATTCAGCGTTATTCTTTCATAATTTAACTGTTGACCCATTATGGCCTTACAAACAAGTGGCAAAGATTGGTAATCATATCTTTTATAGTAAACATAAGAAACCAAAAAATACCCAAAACACTGTTACTAAATCAGAAAATGATATATAATGTCTAATGAGTGATAAACCAAATTCAGCAAACGGTGTTAGTAGTTATGATTCTACTAGTTCCGGTTCATTGATTCATTTCTTTAATCGTAATGTAACACCATATGCTACAGAAAGTAGTGGACCTAAATTTGATTTAGTTCCAGTAGAGAAGCATAAAGATATTATGCTGAACGTTGCAAGATTGCATGCCAAGCAAGAATATGATAGAATAATGGAACTAGTAACTGTATTACAGAAGCAAGCAGAACAGATTAAGCATAGACTTGACTTAACTGATATGGTACACGCCGCTAAATATGATTTTCAATTATCGAATGGCAACATATATTGGTTATTGTTTGATACACGCAAACAATTTACTAGGTTGAGTATTAATGGACCTAACGATTGGTCTAGTAGTGCTCCAGAAGAATATGAATACATTTGCAAAGTTAAATGGTTAGGCGATCACACTTGGATAGAGGTAGAAGATGATAAGTAGTAGCCCAGATAGAAATACATTTCAATTAGAAAACTATGTCAAACGTCAAGAAGAGGCTGGCAAGTTACCTGCCCCTGAATATTTAGACATGTTTAAAACTTGGCGTGAACAGGATGAAGCTAATGTTGTAGATCCATTATGGCAAAAAGATAACATGGAGTATGATTTACGTAGTACTCAATGGATTATCGATAAAGTAAAATCAAGTGAGGTTTATGCACAGAATCTATATGCCGCAATGTGTAACAATGATTTTACTAAAAATGATGTATGGCCTATACTAACTGAAAAGCGATGGAGTTGTAGTTGGAGACATGCAGGTGGCATCGTTGCTGACATGCAAGAAAAAGGAGACTACATTGATTGGTACTGTAGTGGTATAAGAGATAGTAAGGTACTAGATGATGATGAGTTCCGAGCACTAACTAAAGAACAACAAGAGTCATATATACAAGGTAAAAAGTTTGTTCCAGAAAGCTGTGCAACTGATGAAATACGAGAAGATTTATTGAAATTAGGTTGGATAGTAATTGATGACAACGAAGAACGCTAAATACAATACAGGAGACTAACACATGGCTTATAGCGCAAAAGTAGTAGACCACTATGAAAACCCAAGAAACGTCGGTAGTTTTGCAAAAGATGATGACGATGTAGGTACGGGTATGGTAGGAGCCCCGGCTTGCGGGGACGTAATGAAATTACAAATTAAAGTAGATAAACTAACAGGATTAATCACAGATGCCAAATTTAAAACGTATGGGTGCGGGTCGGCTATTGCTAGCTCAAGTCTTGTCACTGAATGGGTCAAAGGGAAAACACTTGACCAAGCTGCCGAACTCAGAAACTCTCAAATCGCAGAGGAACTTGCACTCCCCCCAGTCAAAATCCATTGCTCAATCCTTGCGGAAGACGCCATCAAAGCCGCAGTAAACGATTATAAACAGAGACATGTTGCCCACTGAGGATATAATACCTATAACTTATATGGGAGGAACCGGCGGACATTTTTTATGCCATTTTATAGTAAGTGCCAAGAGAAATATAAAAAATGTATTAAATCTTAGTGAACACGGGAACTCACATAAAGGTATGAAGGATTTAGAACCCTACGCTAAAGGATTTGATTGGCCTGATCAGGATAAGATTGACCATTTGTTATCTCAATTACCTAACCCCTATATAGAAAAACCAGGCTATGTAACCTGCCATATGAAAGATATTAATTTAATTAATAATACTTTTAAAAAATCTATAAGAATAGTATATGACCTAGACGATGCAGAAGAAATAGCCAATGTATATTATGGAAAATGGATAATTGATTGTGCAACAACATCGTTAGAATATACCAAAGAATCATACGCTACTAACATACGTAATCATCATATATATTTTAGTGCGATTCAAAGCACAGAATCTCTACTAGATATTTCTTGGAAAGAATTATTTAAGGGAAATATTGAAGAATTGATAACCAAAATAAGTATGTTTACACATATAAATATGGAACAGTTTTCGAAAGAAATATTGATACAATGGAGAAATAAAACTCAGTATTGTATTGACAAATTTAAAGATATACGATAGAATATTATCATGAGCAATGAA